AACGGTTTATTTACTCCACCAACATTTAGCCACGTTTATAATCTAAAGTCAGTTCAAATGACTAATGATAAAGGAACATGGTTTGGTTGGGATGTAACTAAAGTTGGACCTGTATCAGACGCTGGTGTTTATAATATCGCCAAAGACTTTGCTGAAAAAGTTAGCAAAGGTGAGGTTGAAATTAAACACGACTCTGAAACTGAGACAACAGAAAAATCACCATACTAAACAGTATCCTAGGTAGTGGGCGTTAAAGCGAGAGTGGAAACGCCCGCTTAAATATTATTATGGAAAAGTTTAAAGAGATATTCTCAGGGCTAGAACGTGCGTATGGATTAACATACGTCGACAAGAAAGGTGCCGACGGTCAAAAGATCAAAGGTAAATCTTTCGTTCAAAGAGGTATGGTCACAGATAATATGTGGCAAGACCATTTAAACGGTGCGGAACCTAGTTTAGGAATCATACCGATTAATGAAACTAATACTTGTAAATGGGGTTGTGTTGATATCGATTCTTATGCAGGTTTTGATCACAAGAAATTAATAGATAAAATTAAAAGTTTAGATTTACCTTTATTAGTATTTAGATCTAAGAGTGGAGGTGCACACGTATTTTGTTTTACAACAGTTCCTGTTGAAGCAAAACTAATGCGAGATAAGTTAGTATCAGTTAGTGCAGTGTTAGGTTATGGGGGGTCGGAAGTATTTCCAAAACAAGTAGAATTAAAATCCAAAGATGATACAGGAAACTTTTTAAATTTACCATACTTTAATGGTGATAAAACAACAAGATATTGCTTTAATGATCAAGGTGAAGCTGTTAATCTGGAACGTTTTTATTTACTACATGATTTATATAAACTTACTCCAGAACAGTTAGAAACATTAACAATCAAGAGACCTGACTCAGAGTTTAGTGATGGTCCACCTTGTTTGGAAAGTATTACTCAAACTGAAATTAAAGATGGCAGAGATAGAATTATTTATCAATACATACAGTATGCAAAAAGAAAATGGCCAGATAGTTGGCAAACAAAGATCAATGCATTTAATTATAAATACTTTGAGAAACATCCTTCAGGGCCATTAGAAGATAGAATTGTTCAAGGTAAAATAAAATTTAATGATGGTAAAGATCTAGGTTTTAAATGTAATGAAGATCCAATGTGTAATCATTGTGATAAAAATTTATGTAGAACTAGGACGTATGGTATTGGTGGAGACTCAGTATTTCCAATACTATCTGATCTTCAAAAAGTTGAACTAGACGAACCCTACTATTGGGTCAATGTAGATGGGGATAGAGTGAAATTAGATAACATTGATTGTCTAATGGAACAAAGATTATTTAGAAGAACAGTTGTAAAACAAATCAATAAGAAACCAAAAAGAGTAACCGTGAAAGAATTTGAAACATATGTTGATCAGTTATTACAAGGTGTAGAAATAATCAAAGCACCAAAAGGTTCTTCAATGGTAGATCAATTAAAAGAACATTTAGAAGAGTTCTGTACTAATAGAACTGCAGCGGAGACTACTAAAAAAGATATTCTAAATGGAAACGTCTTTACAGAAGAAGGTAAACATAAATTTATATTTCATAAATTTTATCATGGACATTTACTTAGAAAGAAATGGCCAGAGAAACCACAAGTTACACAGCAAATGTTGAAAGAATATTGTGATTGTAGTGATGATCGAATTGTAATTGGTAAGAAGAGACCAACAATTATGGTAGTGGACGCATTTGAGAAACCAGAAAAAACTCATACACCTAAAGTCTTAAAAGAAAAGGATCCATATTAATGAAGACAATTGTATTCGGACCACCAGGTACAGGAAAGACACATACATTGTTAGAAAAGGTAGATGAATATCTAAAGACAACTAACCCAGATAGAATTGGTTACTTTGCTTTTACAAAGAAAGCAGCAAATGAGGCTAAAGAAAGAGCAATGAAAAAATTTAATTTAGAAGAAGATGATCTTCCCTATTTTAGAACACTACATTCTCTTGCTTTTAAATCACTAGGGTTGAAAAAAAATCAAGTAATGCAGAAGAGACACTACGAAGATCTGGGTAGGAAAGAACATTTGTTTTTAGATTACAATGATTACGATGAAGAAGAGACGGGATTATTTTCTACTAAAAGTGATTACCTTAGAATAATCAATCTAGCTAAACTTAGAAACATTACAATAGATGAGCAGTATAATTTGAAAGAACATAATCAAGATGTTGAATACTCAACTCTAGTTCATTTAAGTGAAAGACTAGTAGAATATAAGAAAGAATATAATCTTATTGACTACAACGATATGATTTTAAATTTTATCAAAGAAGAAAAATCACCAAACTTCGATGTGGTATTTATTGATGAAGCTCAGGATTTATCTTTAATGCAATGGGATATGGTTAAACATATTACTGATAAAACAGTTGATTCTTTTATTGCAGGAGATGATGATCAAGCTGTATTTAGATGGGCTGGTGCAGATGTAGATTCATTCATTGCACAAAAAGGAAAGATTATTGAACTGAAAGAATCTAGAAGAGTTCCAAAAAAGATACACCAATTAGCAAACTCAATTATTGGTAGGGTTAATAACAGAATAGAAAAAAGTTGGAACCCTAAACAACATGAAGGAAAACTAAGTTCTTATGATCACTTTGAAGATGTGGATATGACAACAGGTAAATGGTTGGTGTTAACTAGAACAAGATCAATGTTAGATCCGCTAGAGGAAACATTAAGGGAAAAAGGTTTTTATTATGAGAATAGATTTAAAAAACTTTATGAAAAAGATATTCAAATCGCTGCAACTAACTGGGAATATTTAATCAAAGGACAGATGTTAGATTCAAAACAAATAGAAAATATTTCAAAGTACATCAGCACTGAAAAATGGAACAAGGATAAATTAAAGTCAATGGTTAAGAATGGACTGTATAGCTTAGATCAATTACAGAATGACTATGGACTTGGAACTAATGAGATTTGGTATGAAGCTTTTGATCAAGCTGGAGAAAAAAGAATTACTTATATACGACGTATGAAACGTAATGGAGAGATGTTGAATCAAGAACCACGGATAAAACTATCAACCATTCATAGTGCTAAAGGAGGTGAAGAAGACAATGTAGTCTTACTCACTGATCTTACCTTTAATACTAAGAAATCATATGACAAGAACCAAGATGATGAAACAAGATTATTTTACGTAGGTGCAACAAGAACAAAGGAACACTTACATATTATAAGACCAAAAGATGATAGCAAATGTTACCCAATGGAGGAGGTATTATGACCAATAAAGATATATTTGAAGATTCATTTCCACAAGATAAGCAGATAGGCGGGAGTCACTACAAAGACTTTCATATTCAACCCTATGAATTTATTTCAAAGAATGATCTCTCATTTTTTCAGGGCAACGTAATTAAATACGTTTGCAGATACAAAAACAAAGCAGGCATACAAGATCTTGAAAAAATAAAACATTATTGTGATTTAGAAATATTGAAATTAAAAGATGACAAATGATTATAGCAAAGAATTGGAGCCTACATTACAGAGAACTGTATGCATCAAAAATTAAAAAACTTAAAGAAGACTGTGAAAGACTTTATAACGAGAATCAAAAAATGAAGAAACGTCTAAAAAAATATGAGGGCAGTATGAGAATGGTTTATTATAATAACGAAAAGGATAAATAATGAGTTGGCAAGAATACAGAGCAAGAGCAAAAATAATAGAACAAAACTTTGCAAAGAATTTAAAAGACCCAGTATGGGCAAATGACTATCAAGATATGCAAGAGCATTGGGATGTGCAAGGAACTTTAGATGGTCAGCTTTTAAAATTTGATGTAAAGGGTATGAAGAAAGTAAATCGTTGGGATAACAAATCACAGGATGATATTGCTTGGGTTGAAGGAACGAATGTTAGAGGTAAACCTGGATGGGTAAAAGGCAAAGCAGATTATATAGTATTTGAAAGAACTGATCATTGGCTACTGATTGATAGACAAGAACTATTAGAACATGTTGAATCTAAATTAAAAGAAAAGAATTTTGAAAAAGGCAAAGGAATTTATCAAATCTATCAACGCGAAGGTAGACTTGATAAAATCACTATGGTTCCCTTTCAGGATATGGAACAATTAACTAATATAAAAAGGATAAATAAAAATGCAGAAGATAATATTTAAACCACAAACCGAATGGCTACCACCAGAAAATTTTCCAGACTTATCTAGTCATGATGAGATTGCAATTGACTTAGAAACTAAAGATCCTGAACTAACGAAGATGGGGTCAGGAGCAATCATTGGTAAAGGAGAAGTTGTTGGTATAGCCGTCGCTGTTGAAGGTTGGTGTGGATATTATCCTATCGCTCATGGCGGTGGTGGAAACATGGATAAAACTATGGTCCTTAAATGGTTTCAAGATGTTTTAAATACTAAGGCTAGTAAAATATTTCACAATGCAATGTATGATGTATGTTGGATTAGAGCTATGGGTCTAAAGATTAATGGCACTATTATAGATACTATGATTGCATCTGCTTTATGTGATGAGAATCAATTTCGTTTTGATTTAAATACTTGTGCTAAGAGATATGTGGGTACAGGAAAAGATGAAGCAGCATTATATGCAGCAGCGAAAGAATGGGGAATCGACCCTAAAGGTGAGATGTATAAATTACCTGCAATGTATGTAGGTCAATACGCAGAAAAAGATGCAGCGATTACACTACAACTATGGCAGTATCTAAAAACAGAAATCGTTAATCAAGACATACAATCTATTTTCGATATGGAGACAGAATTATTTCCTTGCCTCGTTGATATGCGTTTTTTAGGAGTTCGTGTAGATGTTCAAGCAGCAAGTAAATTAAAGAAACAATTAGTTGCAAGAGAAGAATCAGCATTGCTAGCAGTGAAAAAAGAAACAGGAATAGAACCTCAGATATGGGCAGCAAGAAGCATTGCCAAAGTTTTTGAGAAACTAAAATTACCTTATGATGTAACTGAGAAAACATCTGCTCCTTCTTTTACTAAAAATTTTTTACAAAACCACCCACATCCAGTGGTTCAAAAGATTGCACAGGCTAGAGAAGTAAATAAAGCTCATACAACATTTATTGATACCATATTAAAACATTCACATAAAGGT